GGCCTTGTGGGTACTTCTTCGTCTTCAGGTCGTTATAACCTGAAAATCCGATGACCGTTATCCACTTGCCATCCTCTTTGCGGTAGCGAGCCACGCCGAGGCCTTTGAGCAGCCCCTTCTTTTGGATTGAGTTGATATATTTCGGCGGCTTCTGCCCGCCGTCCTCCGTGTGGAGTGCTTCGGTTGCGTTCCTGGCTTCATCGGCCAGGATCTTCGCTCCCTCATACATTGACGCCTTTATGATGGAGTCCGCTTCTTTGGCGAGCCCTGCAGTAAAGGCTAAAAGCGTGTCAATTCCGCCGACTTCTATCTTGCCCATTTAGATCACCGTAAAAACCCATTCATGGTGAATCAGCCCGGTTTCCTGCTCGTATTGCACAGAGTTCAGATTCCAGACGCCTTCTACCGAATCGAGGGCGCTTTCCACGCTCGCGGCAAGCGGATCGTCTTCGGTCTTAGTGTAGAGGTCCACCGTTCCGGTGATAGCCTTTTCCACATGCACTCCGTTCAGCTGCAGGTCGTCGCTGCCTTCTTCCGCCCATACGATGTACGGCGGTGTGGCTTTAATGCCGGTGTAGCGATACACCTTGGCGCCCTGGATATTAGTTAGCGCTGTTTTCAATGCTTGAAGCATCAAGGCCCACCTCCCTCTGGAGTGCTAAGTCCGTGCACGGCTCGTCGTCGTCCGCGTTTTGGATTTGAAGCACCTTGTATGCAGCTCCATCCGTATGTGTATACGGACGGAGCACACAAAGGTCATTTACATGAAGGTCGTATCTTCTATGGATTCGCACGAGAAGGTCAACCTCTTCATCGTGCTCTTTTGCGAGGTAGTGGCGCTGGATTCCCACCTTACGCTCGCCGTAGGCTTCCACGCCCAGTGAGGCATAGCCTTCTGTTGGCATGGAGCCGTTTTCATGTTCGATTGTCGCCCGGTAGATTTCCAGCTCTCCGCTATCAAACCTCATTTGCTTTCTCCTTCAAAATGCGATTGTTCAGAGCCCAGCGGAGCATACGTGGCATGCCTCCGTCGGTATCTCTTTTTGTGACAAGATAGTGCGTATACATGACGATGAGTTCGCAGTCCTCGGAGTCGAGGTTCTCCAGGTCGAAGGTCACGCCTTCGTCTCCCATGAGATTTATGCCGGCGCTCATGATGGTCATGAGGTAATTAGTCCGGCCCGGGCTCGGGTTAAGCTCTCCCAGGTCATGCTTCACGATTTCGAAAACTTCCTGTGTGGTCATTTTCTGCACCTCCTATTTCTTGGAGGTCTTTGGCTTTTTGGTCTCCTTTTTAGGAGTTCCGGTTGCATTTGTAACCATGTTAACCTCCTACTCTGCGGCAGCAAGAGTCAGGTTCTTCAAGTCGAAGATCTGAACCTCTGCCATGCCGTTCTTGGTGGCCTTAATCTTAATCTTCTCAGCGTTGCTATGCAGCTGCAGGATCATGATGCCGTCGGAAGGATCCACAGTAGTTTCGCCGTAGTAACCGCCCAGCACTTCTACGGTGATGACTGCGCCCTGGTCGGCTGTTGCGTGCAGCGCGATGAAGTGGTGGCCCTTATCCATCTCGAAGCCTGCTGCGGTGTAGTCGCTGATATAATTCAGCGTTCCGCCGATGCGTGTGTCGATGATCTTAATGCCTTCCTGAAGATCACCTACCACCTTGCCGAAGAGGTCAAGGTCTCCGGCGATGGTAGTGTCAACAGTCAGGCCTGCTAAAAATTTGCGGTGTCCTCCGCAAAGGTCATGCTTGCGGATGGGGATGCGCCGTTGATGCCGATTGCTACGAAGGCCTCGTCAATGATAGGGGAACCGTCGTAACGAGCAGTTCCTTTGAAGACGGTGTTGTCCTCGATGAACTGAGCGTGTTCAGACTGAGTGATTGCTGTGCCGGCTCTTTCTGCAAGCAGGTAGAGGTCGAAATAACCACCGATAATAACATCGTCCTGAACGAAGTCGAGCACTTCGATGTCACCGCCAACGATTGGCATTGTACCGTCGATGCCGGCTACGATAGCGCCAGCTCCGTTGAAGTTAACAGCCTCGGAGATGAGTCTGGTGTAAGTAGCCTCATTCATCACCCAAGTCTTAACGCCGCGGCTATACTTGCCCTTGGCTGCGCCTGTGTTCAGTACAAGTGCGCTGTAAAGGTCTGCGCCGTGAACGGTGTTGGCGATGGTCTTGACGTTGGAAGTGTGGAGGTCTACCCATGGGCGTCTGTTTGTCGGATAGTCAGCAGGCTCGGAAGTCTGAACCAGTCTGGTAACGATACCAAGAGGCATCTTGGTGTTTGTTCCGTAGAGGATAGCCTTGTCGAGTGCGTAGCCGATAGCCTGGCCGAGGGATTCGATTACCTCTGTTGCGAGGTTAACATCGTTGTCAGCAAGCAGTGCGTTGCAGATGGCGATGTAACCGCCTACCTTGTAGCCGTCAACCTCTTCATCGTAGAAGTTCAGGGACAGCTCATTGATCTTGCCACAGGCCTCAGTCCATACAGCTTCAGGAATAGCTCCGGCTACTACCTGGCGAGCTGTGCCGCTTACAGTCTTGAGGTTAACGTGTCTCAGGAGCTTAGAGTAGTCCATGATGTTTTCCTTGATGAGGCCAACGATAACTTCAGGAATCAGGAGGGAGCCGCCTGTTACTGCTCTCTGCTCGCCCTTCAGGTCTCTTACTCTCTGGAGGAATTCCTTCACGTCTTCACGTGCAAAGAATTCGTTTCTTTCTGCGGTTGTCATTCCGAAAAATGTTCTCTTGTTCATAACAGTATTGTCCTTTCTTTCTGTTTCTGCCGGAGCCTCTACCGGTGCCGGCTCAGTTGGTGTGATTTCCTGTGCTGCCTCTTCAGCGGCGAGTTCGCTCTCGATTTCTCCGATTTCGCGTTCGAGATTTCCCTTTGCTTCTGTTGTTTCAGCGACAGCGTTTTCGTGAGCGTTTACGCTCTCTTCGACTACAGCACGCTCTTCGTCGGTCTCAGCTTCCTCGATAGCAGCAGCGAGCTGTGCCTCTTCAGCAGCGAGCTCTGCTTCTCTTGTCTCGATTTCTGCCATGGCCTTGCGGAGTGTGTCGAGTCTCTTCTTCAGCATAAGTGCTTTAAGCATTTTTAGTGATCTCCTTTCAATCTTGCCAGCATGCCTTCCTTCCATTTCTGGCCGCGAGCCTTCAGGAGCTCTTCGCCGTGTGCGGCGCGTGCCTGGATGCTCGTGTCTTTGTAGGCCGGGAATGTGCAGCAGCTAACTTCGTACAGCTTGACTTTTTTGATGTTGAAATGGATTTCGCCGTTCTCTCCGAATTCCGTCTCTTCGGCGAGAATGTCAAAACCGAATGAACACTGGTTGACGTCCCCACGCTGGACTCTCTCATAGAGGTTGAGCGCATCCGTGTCGTTCGGATTGACTAAGATGCTCCCGAAAAGCCCCTGCTCATCTACTTTGAGCGAAAGAGTTCCGGCGGCAGTTCTGCCGAGTACCAGAGTTGTGTCGTGATTTGTGAGCGCCCGGATGTCATCTTCCAGGGTTTCATCAAACGCATGAGGATCGATTGATTCGCTCATGGTGTTTGTGATTTCATAGACTCCGCCAAAAACTGCAAAGTAGCCTTCGATGCGTTTCTCTTCGCCTTCGGCTCTGGTCTTAAAATCGCATTTGAATTGTCTAGTTTCCATTTTCTTCCCCTTTCAGTTTCTTTTGGTCTCCTATCCTGTCCTGCGGGATATAGTTTTCCAAAATAATAAGCTCATCGAGTCCCTCTTTCGGCTGCATGCCGATTTTGTCGCGGACCTCGTTACCAGTGACGATTCCTTTGGTGTAGAGCGTGGAGTACACGCTTGCGGTTTTCTGCAGGTCGTATGAGTATAAGCTGGCGATATTGAAGAGCCAGTACCAGTTCGGATTCACTAGCAGCTTGCGCGTCAGTTCCTGCTCGATACCCTTCACAGTTGAGCGGATGCAATTATTGATAAATCCGTCCCACTCTGCCTGTGAGTATTCACCCACGCCGAGTACGAACGGAGGGCACCCGATGACTGCTGCCACGGTGCGCTTGTCAAGTTCAGTGCCTTCTGCTATAGCCAGGTCAGCTAATGACAGCGGCCTGATGGCTTCTACGTCGAACTGGTCCGCCGGAATCAGCCAAGGCTCTCCTGCAGCTGTGGTCTTGATGTAGTCATCCAGGAGCTTCTTTCTGCCTTCCGGGCTTGAAAATTCGTCAATCATTCCGTCAACCTTTACCACTATGGACGGCTTCCAGTTAGAACTCAAAAATCCTCTTTTGGTCTCCTGGGCCTGTGCGAGGTTTCGAGCTACTTCGCGGAGGGCTACTTTGATTCCCTGCCCCTTCCAGAGGTATTGCGGATCAGGATTGAAAACGAAATGAAGCAGCTGGTCCGGATCGTATGCCTTGCCGTTTATCCAAACAGTGTAGCCACCGCCTGTCAGGTTCGGCATAAAATTGACTTGGCTGGCCGGAATCGGCTCCAGGTCTTCAATGATGCCGCCTGATGTATGCGGCAGCACAATCGCATTGCCGGAGCCGTATAGGAGCATGTTCATCACTATGCCTTCTATCCAAGTTTTCCGCGTCATCCACTTGCTCGGATAGATGTCTATTTTTCTTGACAGCTCATTGACGATGCGCTCGTCTCCGTGGTCTGTGTTGTTCATCAGGTAGATGGTCATTGAGCTGATAAGCTCCGCGATGCATTTGCACCCGGCAATTATGTCCGGGTTCTTGTCCAGGCTCTGGTAGCCCAGCGCACAAATGTCGCTAAAATCAGCGAGCGCGATCTGGCCTGCGCCTCGCCTCTTCATCCCCTTTTGTCTTTTGAATAAATTCATGGTTTTTCCTCTCCCCACCAGTTTAATGCTTTCTTCTCCTTCTCGGAGGCGTTTAGGTATCTTACGACCGCCGTAACCGCGGCGTCGAAAAGGTCGATGCGAAGGTTTGGCATAACCTTCTCAAATTGCACCATGTCGTCATTCTTTTCGATTGCCCTGACATTGCTCACGCAATATTCGAAGGCCTCAGAGTGCATATAGTAGAACTTCCCATCCAGGGCTTGCTTTTCGATGGACCGGAAGCCCTCTGATTTCACGTAGTAGTATTGCGGCTGGTCTATGATGTTGAACCGAGCCGCTTTCATCTGGAGCACGAACTCCCGAGCGAAGCGCCGGTCGAAACCTACCTGGGCAATTTTAAAGCCCTTGTCTCTCATTTGCTTGAACCAGTTCACCACGTCGGACACCTCTACGGTCGGCGTGTTACTCATAGTCAACCAGCCATCTTCCTCCCATCCAAAGAGCGGGATTTCATCCTCTTCAGCTTTCTCGTATGCTGCCGCACGCGGGAAAAATGCGTGCGTGATGATGATGCCTGTGCCCTTGTAGTTTCCATAGAGCGCCGCGGCTGTGAGGTCGTGGAGCTTTGACAAGTCGGCGCCGCCATACCATTTAATCGGCAGCTTGGCCAGCTCTTCCATGGTCCAGTTGTATTCCGCATCTGCAGCTTTGAACTTTTCAACGTCAAAGTATGCCAGCATGGCGGCGGTGTAAATATTCAAACTCCGGCTCAGGAAGTCCTTGCGCTGCTGCGGATCATTCTGCGCTTGGAGCGATTCGTTCAGCATTTCCTTCGGTCGGATGGTCACTCCGTAGTTTGGGTTAGCCTTCTGATGCTGTACCGGGTTCGTGTAGTCTACATTGCCTTTGGCGTCGCAATCCGCCTGGGCCACGAACGCGAAGAAGCTGTCATCTTTCACGATGCCTGCAGCTACTTTTTTCGCATACTCCATACGGCGATAGCCGAAGGAATTAGCATTGTCTCCCGCGGTCGTGATTCCCACGATGAGCTTGTTTGTGTAGGCTTTCATTGCTTCTTTGAATCTGTTATATTGAGCAGGCGTCTTGTATGCAGCCACCTCATCTGCGATGGCAAAGTTGCAGTTGAATGAATCCTGGGAGCCTGGGTTTGATGCCAGAGCTACGATTCTCATTGAGCCTGCCGGATTCCCTAAGCTGTCTTCGAACTGATATGCGATGCTGTGGTCGAAGCTGTTATTGTGGACCGTGAACTCTTTCTTGATTCCTTTTAGTTCAAGGTTCCCGGTGAGAAATTCAAATGACTCCATCGCCTGCTTTAAAGCATTTGCCACGATGTAAGTAATAGCTCCGCTCGCTCGCTGCATTATGGAAACGGCCCAGGCTAGTGCTGCCACCAGCGAGGTCTTTCCGTTCTTTCGGCCCAGCATGATGAAGGCCTCTTTGAATCGTCTCTCTGCCGTTCCGACGTAATACCATCCCAGCAGGTTGACGATGATGAAGATTTGGAAGGGCACCAGGCTGAAAGGTTTTCCTCTCAGTGGTTCTCCCTCTATAGTTTCGCCTTTGACATGCACCAGGGTTTTCTCCATGATGGTCATGGCTGTAGTCGGCTCTTTTTCCCGGAGCTCTATGTCGTCCCTCTTCAGATCCTCGATGAATCTCTTGCATGCATCTACGATGGACGCGCCCGCCACTTCTTCTCCTGCGACGACTCTGGCTGCGTAGTCCTTCGCGATACCGATGTAGTCCCGCTTAGATTTCAAGGTCTGCCAGAACGTCAGCGAAGCCTTGCTGCTTCTTTGCTTTCATTGAGCCCTCGTCTATTTTCTTCAGCCCCGCAGGAGTGAGCCCGAGGTCTCGCCAGTAGGCAAGCGCTGATTTGTTCAAGTCGTCCCATAAGATCAGGGCCGGGTTCTTTGTGATGTTTGTGTTGCCGCCCTGGTTGGTGTGCCGCACGATCGGTTCGCCGCCACTCTCCAGGTACATCTTTTCGACCTGGTCTCTCTTCTCGAGGATGGACGCCAGCGTCAAAATCACACTGTCAAAAAACGGTCTATACGTGCCCGCTTGTTCGCAGGCCTTTTTTATTTTTCTTTTCCACGCATCTTTTTTCATAGTTGTAAATTATTCCCTTTTTGTTCAAAACCCCTCTGTGTATATAAAAACC